GACATTACTCAAACTCCTTAATATACGACGAGTGTAGCTGATCCCAGCCATGCTTCGCCAATGGTTTTTTCCAGCCTACACGCCCCGTCATGGTTAGTGCTGTGCATCCTTGTGCTTTAGCCCACTCTACCACATCTTGGTGCATATCCAAAATCTGATCTAGTTCACCTCCGCCAAGGAACACGTTTAACATTCGTTTACGTGGATATACCACAATTTCTGTTACTATGCACCCCTTTGGCGTAGGCCACAACTGCATAGTACCCTTATATATTCCTTCTGCCACATCAATAAAATCATGCGTGCCACCTGAATACTCCAAAGCCGCTTCAATCCAAGGTCTACATCTTTGCAATTCTTTATCCATGCGTCCTCGTAATTGCTAGTGTTGAAGATGGTATTGCTGGCACTGGAGATGATGCTGCTGTGTAATTTAAAAATCCGTCAGTGTTATCCATCATATAATTTACTTCTAAATAATCACCAGCCGCCACAGTAAATATCTGCGTGCGTGATATAACAACTGTAGCATTATTTTGATGTAATGCAGTTGTCATAGCGCCGTTTGTCGATGCTGTGCCATTTATGCTAGGCCAAAAGTAAAAGTGTACTGTGCTTGCGCTTGTTGATGATATTTGCGCGGAAAATGATAATACATATTCTCCAGCCTCTTCAAATACAATCCTACTTGCTGGCGTGCCTTGTGTAATCTTTGAATTTCCAGATGGTGCATCATAGGTCAGCTTGTATGCCGTATTTGCTAGAGTTGGTGTAACATCTGATGTTTTAGTGAAGTTAGCGTGTCCGCCTTCTACTACAATTTGACGCCACTCTCCGCCTTTACTTACAACTGGGTATTCATATGATCTATCCCACATAAGCGTGCCATCGTCTGCTGCGCTTTCGCTACCAGTTTGTTGAACAAGAGGTGATCTTGTCTGGGACATGAATTGCATAAGGCGTCTGCCCCATGTTTTCCAATCATCTCCATATGGTTCTGGTGGCCTTTGCTGTTGCGTCATCTTCTACCGCCTGCAACAACATCTAATCTATTTACGCCAACACGCCAATCTCCTAGCTCAACTGCGCTTACTCGCATCCTTAATTGTCTGCCAGTAAATCTCAATGATGTGGGCGTAGACATAGAATATGGCCCGTAATCACGTTCAGTTCCATTTGGATAGAAGCGTGTTTTAAATGTCACATTCACGTCACCTTGCGTTCTCTCATCTGGTAGCATTTCAGTTACAGATGCTACTGTATCGCCAGACCCAAGCATAATAGGGCCAGTTTCAGCAAATGGTGTTAATGTTCCATAATCGTAACCGATTTCATGCTCGTAAATCTTATAGTCATCTGCATCTGCCCATATTGGCTTTCTGAATGCACCAGCGTCAACTCCAGCAGTTCTTGCTAATTCGCCAATATACCATGTGTTTTCAATATAGTTAAACGCAACGTATCTATCATTTTCTGTAGATGAAGCAGACGGGTAAAACCAGAATATCTCTCCAAAGTTACTGTTGGTCACAGCAAATGCTTTACTTATTTGCGCTCGGTTCATATCGCTAAACACGTAATCCGCAACTTCACTTTGCACTTCTTGCACAGCTCCACCTGTATAGCTGTAGAATGCGTGTGCGCCCATCCAGAATGCACCAGCGTCAACTGCGGCTATTGCTTGGTTTGCTGCTAAACCACATGATGAACCAACACGCTCAATACCATAAACATATGGTGGGCCTACATAATTTGCTACGTGTGCGTCTGTGCTGGTTAAGATAAGCGTTTGACCGCGTACTTTAATGCCTGCCATAATTTGACCGCTTGTGTTTAACTCTAAATCACCAGCTTCATTTGTAGCTGCGGGCGTCCAAGTTGTATTGTCTTCACGATCAGACCATTGCACTTTGCGCGGGTTTCCACCCGCACCAAGAGCAAATAAGAAACGCTCTTCTGTGACGACTAATGATCTATTGCTTGTTGGAGCGTTAGATATAACTGCGGCTGGCGTACCTGTAGCCAATGCCCACTCGTATATTTTACCATCATCTTCTGTGCATCCTACAAGGTTTTCGCCCCACGTATCTAATGCCCATGATGTTGCTGGCTGTATTCTAACTGTGTCTGGACGCTCAATACCATAAGCATAACTTCCGTAAAAGCTTCCGCTATATCCAGTAAATGCTAATGCATCTTCTCTGCCCGCAGTAAATGACGTTGGAGTTATGTCAAATCTTACGCCTGTTGCGTTCCAAGTATATAATTTATTATATGTGCCGCCAGTAATCCAGCGATCATTGTCATTGTCTATCCAAGATAACATTCCACGTATTGGAGCTGTGGATGCATTGTCTGAACGAACACGCCAGCCACCCATAGGGCGCATGGTATTATCTATCCAGCGAATTAAATTTGCATCACGCCAACGACCATTAGATTGCAGGTCAGTTCCGTTTCGGTAAACTCCAGAAGGAATATCTAGTGGAATAAGTGGCATATAGACCTCATGGCGTTAAACTTATGGGACTATAACACATTTTGTAGTAAAATAACAACAGGGGCAATGCATGTCGCCCCTGTTGTGTATATTTATTATTCTGCAGCTTCTTCAGCTTCAATTATTGCTTCATCTAAGGATACACGTAGCATCTTTGTGAAAGCATCTCTGCCAACTTTAAGTTGGTCTAAGTTAAATTCTGCCGAACCAATCTTTTGTTGCAAAGAATTGATATGATTAATCATAACTTTCTGTGCATCAGTGAGTTGATCTTCAGTGTATTCTTTATCATCAATCGTAATAACCTTTTTATCTTCAGCCATTTTGATCTCCTTTATGTTTAAGTTAAAATTACCAAGGCATCCCAGTTGAGGATGTTGGGTTTGCAAGTTCAGCTATCTTAGCATCATTTGCCGCTTCTGTATCAGCTTGTACCACTTGTTCGTGTACCCATTCTAATACGTTTGCTTCTGTTAGATCAGCGTAAGGAATGTAATCATCGTCTGATGGTACACCTGTATGGGATGTAGTTCCGTATGCTGATGCAGTGTTTGTTCCATCTGTGCTTTCGCAACGCCAGTGTGCTATTGTTACTGAGTTGTCAGATGTGTTCCGCTCTAGGTTAGCGATAGACCATGTGTGTGTGTTTGGCATAATAGCCTCCTTTTATATTTCTTGTGCATCCATTGCTGTTTGATATGCAGTCTTCACTGCACTTGTCCAAACTGCGCTACAGATAGCTTGCACTTCGGTAGACTGATCACTGATGTCAGTGTCTGCCCATGTGTCATCTGATTTAGTTGAGCAAGATAAGACGTGACGATGGAATGATCGGCTGATTTCTGTTCCATCTCTAGCTATCACTGTAGCTGTACGAACTTGCACATGCTTGTGATCTCCAACGACTTCAATCTTATCTTCTATTTGTGTTTCTGTAAGTGCCATATTGGCCTCCTGTTTTTATCGTGGCGTTATTGCCACCTGTCCGACCCAATCTCTGAGAGGGTTATGATGTAATGTAAGTTCCAGTAATCCATAAATATGCACCAGAGGATCTAGCATCGTGGTTACCAAGACTCCACGGGCCTGATGAGGAAATAGTCATTGCTTCAACTTTCGTTTGGGAAGCCCCTATATTAGCAAATACTTGCGTCCCAGAAAAAGATAGCAGATTATAGCCTGTGATGTTTCCTTGCGCCCTTGGCCCAGTGTTAGTATAAGGAAGACCGTCTACTGTTAAATGTCCTGAATATGATGCGGTGCTAACATTCTCGAAGCCAATAGCATAATGAACAAGACGACCAATCTTTGTAGCTTTAGCTGCCGTGGTAGTTTTCGTACTTGGTTCAGAACCACTTCCTCTTAAAGTTGCAGTAAAGGTTACTTCCTCATAATCGTCCAGCGCATTTGCCGACCCAATGCCGCCGAGGTAGACACCGCCTGATAGGTATAGGTCTTTGAAGCGAGCGCCTGATGTACCAAGGACGTGTGTCCCATCGACTGCGACTCCTGTCGTAGTACATGGCTGAATAGCGGCATTTGTGCCGTTCTGATAAGTATACTTCAAGCCACCAGCAGAAGGTGCAGAAACATAGATAGCACCGCCAGAGTTCCCAATACTACCTACAGATGCGCCGTCTTTGCGGAGGTCAATGATAGTGCCGTCCCCGCCAGCACCATTCCTATTAAAATATGCAACAGTACCTGC